AACCTACTATGAGTGTCACTATATGCTGCACTAAGCAGACAAACTTCGAGTTTTCTCGGAAACCTGTCTGTAAACGCAGTCATATCTGAACTGTATAGGTTAGTACCTAAACCTTTAACAAGTTTAGGAATATCACTTTGTCTATAGGTCACATCACTTGGTAATCTACTAAGTGCCTTCATCATGCTAGCATGAATTGATTGCAACGAAGTATTTGACCACCAGTCTGCTATAGCGATAACTCGTGTTTTACACGCTTTATCACTTAGTAAGACTAGTTTAGAAGACTTAAAGTCTCCTGAATGTGATTTGTAAGAGTTCATATCAATATTTGGTGAAGTTATCTTCATCATTTCATTGATACTTTTCAGTAAAGAAGGTTCTTCCCGCAAAGCGGTCAAGTCCTTAATTGCTGATATAGTAGCAGGGCCATTCGGCCCAGCTTTGTTACTCATTACAAGTTGTGATGGAACAAGCTGAGGTATTAATTTCAGTTTGTCCCAAGATCGGATAAATGTGGATATTTCATCTATCAGACTTTCGTCTGCAGATGAAGGATCTACAATTGTATCGATTTTGTATTCAGGTTTGGATCTAAAAGATTCAATTATCCTAAATACAGACATCGAATATCTGATTTCATAGACATCATCCAACTTCGGTTTAAGGAAGTTAATTACTTTCGGAAACCCATCTTTGTCTGTTTTACAGAAAGGGATAGGCTTAACAGTCTGGCCAAGGCTATACTGTTGTAAAAGTAATCGAAAAGCTTTTAGCTTCTCCATTGCTTGCCTCTCTCCATGATGTTTAATCAAATGAGAAACAAGATTGGTGAACCTATCAACATTTCGGTGTGGATGCATGCCATGAAGCATATTGACCATAGGTAATAAGTACTTTATAGTACTTAACCACCTTTTGTCAGTGTGTTTCATCATGTTCATGTTCTTTAAATAGACATGTTGCTCTCGCTGAGTAATCCCAGGTGCCAACATGTGGGGTACAGACAAATGCCTGCGGAAGAGCCTTTTCAGG